CGTCGTTAAAAAGAGAGTCTATTGAGTTTAAGGTTGGAGGACTTTGTCTCAGTCTATTAAGCGCAGCAGGTCCCATTTTTAAAAGATCGAAAGACAATTGACTTGTCGATAGTGTGAATTGATCATCCTCAAAAAGTCGATTTATTGATGAGAGAGACTGAATTTCCACAAAATTGTCGAATGATGAAGTCAAGATACCCTGTATTTGAGATGCAAATGACGCATTCTCTAGTTCATCAGTCAGGAGACTGCCTCCAAGTTTTGCTCCCTCAATTAAAAGAGGAGATGAAAGTGTACCAGTTGCGTAAATTTTTAGTCCGACAACAGGCTGGTTTGTGTCAAGATAAACAGCATCTTTCTTGACAGAACAGTTAACATTAGGACCGCCCGCGGTGCTTAAGAAGGATATTGCACCTGAAATTGCTGTTGCAAATTTATCAGCACGAAGATCTCCTTTAGTTCCAATGTACGCGACATAAGGTGCTGTAATTGTGCCACTCACAAATCCTGACGGTAGGTCGTGTTTAATAAGAACTTTTCCAAGAAGACCTGAGACATCATTGTAGACAAACCCTTTGTCAGAGTCATTTGAGTCTTGAAAGATGTCTGTGACTTTTATTCTTCTACCTTGACTTAGACTATATGCGACAAGTCTGCCATTTACGATTTTACCCTCAGAGACACTGGGTAGCGTATTTCCGTTTTCTGTTTTTAGTTTTATGTCTTGTAGCCTAAAGGGCATTAATTTGCCCTCGTCGTTCGCTTCAAAAGTTATTTGATCTTGAGGTAGGTTGCAAGCCTCAAGGTAAATCTTTGTAGTTGGATCTACATGACCATTTTCAACGTCTGGTATGTACGAAATTCCATAGTCAGCGAAGGTCACGTTAGAAATTTCAAACGTTCCCTCTGCCATTTGACGCCTACCTTCTACGGTCAGAATGGCGTCGATGACTCTCGACCTGTTGTTTAAGATTCCGCTCATGTTCAGAATGAAAATATAGAGAAGCTAAAACAACTAGACAGACAATGTCACAATATCTTAGAAGCTAACGTCGCCAATTCACTTCTCTCTCCGCGTAAAAGTGTAACGTGTCCTGAGATGTCTTGATCCTTAAACTTCTCGACTGCGTGTGTGAGACCGTTAGTGAATGTGTCTACGTGAACATTATCGATCTGTTCAATGTCACCTGTGAGAACGATCTTGGTTCCTTCTCCTGCACGAGTCACGATGGTCTTGAGCTCGTGCATTGAGAGGTTCTGAGCTTCATCGATGATGATGAATGCATTGGGAATGGAACGTCCTCTGATGAAGGTGATAGCCTCGACCTCGATGAGGCCCTTCGATTGCATCAACTCGAGGAAGGGATCTTTGGAGAGGCCTGACACTCCACTTCCACCCATTAACTCATCAGACTTCTTCCTGCTCCTCGCCTGACCCTTCTTGCCAGACTTGCTGCTGAGAAGGTATTCAAGGTTGTCACGGATGGGAGCGATCCAAGGTTCCATCTTCTCGGCGAGGGTACCAGGAAGGAATCCGATGTCTCGACCGACTGGCTGTACAGGACGTGACACGATGAGTTTCTGGTAGGGACCATCATTACCCATTGCCTCAAGTTGTTCCAGGCCTGCTGCAATGGCCAAGAGAGTCTTTCCACATCCTGCCTTTCCCGTGAGGGTCAACAACTTGATGCTGGGATCCATCAGGAGTTCAACAGAAAATGTCTGTTCTTTATTCCGTGGTTTCACACCAAAGACTTGATCGATTTTTCTGAAGTGGATCAGTTGGTCTCCCTTGACACGACCGATCGCAGACTTAATGGTGTTTCCCTCGGGGTCCACACACTTGATCACGAAGATCTGGTTGGGGTAGGTCTTTTCCTCTGTGATGTCACTGAGGTAGATCGAGTCCTTCGCGTAGAACTTCTCCACAATGTCATAGGGAACCACGAGTACCTTCACACCGGTGTACAGGTGTTCAGCACTGTCTGTTGCACGGTTGGACAAGTAGTCCTGTGCCTCGATTCCGAGTGAGGAACACTTGACTCGAACGTTGATGTCCTTTGAGACGAGAATCGCGTCGGGTGTATCCCGCTTGAGCATCAGCACGAAGCCGATGATCATGTTGTCAACAGAAGAACCGAGGACGAGCTCAGGAGGAAGTAGTGCACTGTACCCAGTAGGCGAGGACATTACCCTGAGTGTACCTCCTGATGGAAGAGAAACACCGTCACGAAGTGATCTTCCTTCGCCTATCTTGTCGAGAATCCTATTGACTTCTCTGGCAGTTCGGCCTACCTCATCCGAACGTACCTTGTGTTTGTCGAGCTCTTCCAGGACAAGAATCGGAAGGATCAGATCATTGTCTTGGAAGTTGTTGAAGCAATTAGGGTCACTCAGGAGAACGTTGGTGTCGAGGACGTAAGTTTTTTTCATGTGATTCAAAGGTCATCTTATACAAGAGATGTTCCTTGCTAAAATATCATACACAGAACTATGGAAAGCCTACATCATAAAATAAAATTAAGAGTCATCAATAACGACATTAAGTGTTTTGATGCAGTTGAAAAAAGCAATTTACCCTGTGAAAGAAGATCATGTAAACAGTGGATCGACTATGCACAGGGTAAAAATTGCACGATTTTAACGACTCAGTCAGGTCCTCTGACTCTTAATGAGATCGGTAAAATCTATGGACTTACGAGAATGAGAATCTGTCAGATAGAAAAGAACATCTATCAGAAGATAAGAAACTTCATTCGTCAGTAGATGATTCGGTCTTCTTCTTCTTAGGCGGAAATTTCTTCTTTGGTTTCTCTTCAATGACTTCAGAAGACTCTGATTTAGTTTCTTCATCGACTTTTTCTGAAGTTATTTCTTCTGAAGTAATCTGATTTTTTTCAAGATCTTCTTTAGGGTCTTTTGTTTTTGTCTTCTCGAAAGCAGTAGAATGCTTCTTCGGAACAAGAGAACCGTTAGTACCTTTGACATAAGCAATCTTAGGATCAAGGTTTTGTTCAGCAATTTGCCTAAGGACTTGTCTGTGTGATCTCATTTTTGCCTCAATTCTAAATTGAAAAAAAGGAAGCCGCTAAGCTTCCTTTTTTAGTTGATCAAGCCTTCTTCTCTTTTTCGGCCTTGTCAGTCTCGATAGTGAGCTTGACAAGTTCCTTGGCGCTTGTCTGAAGCTGTCGAAGTCCCTTACGGGCACGAACACCAGCAGCTGCAACGCCCTTTGCATTCTTGGCAACATCAGCCTCGAGGTTCTCCACGAGGGTCTTCAACTCATTCCACTTCGATACGATTGGGTTATCACTCATTTGTTAATGTGACCTCCTGATTCAGGAATATAAGGTCACACAAATGAAAGTAAACCTATTTGACGAAGGATGACCTAAACTCCTGAGGAAACATGTGAACGTTTCTGGAGTAGAACCTGTCCCAGTCTGAGTCTAGAATGTAGGAGATTGCATGGTCAGACTCATTCCTGATGGATCGACCGAATGCCTGTATCACTGACTTGGCCGTCGTGTACGGATACCACATCTTATTTTTCTCCATTCTCTTCTTGATCACGAGGTCTCCGAGGTAAGGGAACGGAACCTTGCAGAGGATCTGGAAACGTGAGGCATCATCCGCAAGGTCGACGCCCTCCATCATTGAGGGAGACAGAAGGACCGTGGGTTCCTCGCAGGTCAAGTGTTTTCGAAGAATCTCATCCCTATTTGCAGACTCGTGGGTGAGGAACCGATTAGTCCTGATGTTCTCCTGCAGGTACTTCGCCACCTTGTAGTTCGCAGTGTGGATGATGCCCTTCTCGTTCGGATGTTTGTCCAGGATCATCTTGACCGCCTCTGCCATGATGGGTAGAGTCTTGTCAATGGAGTCCTTCCCCATGGAACCTACGGGAAGGAGGTGAATGGGCCGGTTCTCCACTGGGAACGGAGATCCGATGCGGAGGTATGCGACCTCCTCAGGAACCAGGCCGATCGACTTGCAGAACACATCGTGATCTACTACGGTGGCGCTCATCATGAGGATCCTCGCTCCGTTCTTGAGGAATGTCTTCTGAGAGTACGGTGCCACATCCACAGGTTTGAACTCGAACTTACGGGCTCCTCTACGGTTTCCCTCCTGTGGGTAGGCCACGTTCATCACCCAGTTCTCACCGTTGTACACCTCGATGAATTGATCGATCTTCGATGAGTGCTTCTCGAGGAGCTCATACTGTTTGGAGTAATCGCTGTAGCCCTCGATGTTCTCTGACAGTTTCACGAGGTTCTTCTCCAGGTCTCGAACGTACTTGTTCACGGCCTTCCTGTAGGGGCCCTTCACCCACTCGTATACCGTTTGCTGCGTGTCCAACTTGGGTATCTTACACTTGAGAGTGTCACGGGCGAACTTCTCGGAGAAACTCACCTCGATGAACTTGCCCAGTTCAGTCTCCGTGTTGTGGCACTCGTCCACCACGAGGAGCGCCCTCGGAGTTAACTTTCCTGCATACGTGGTCTCCGCCAGAAAATAGGAGAAATTGGTGATGGAGATTGGACACTCAATAAAGTCTTGTTTTTCTAGAGTATACGTGCACTCGTTCTTGCAGGTCTTCGCGAAGTCCGTTCCGGCCAACTGTTTGCCCAGTTTCACGAGGAGGCGCTTGGACTCCGCACAAGAATTGTCCACGTAGTGTTTGCACCGGTAGTTCGAGGAGGACTTAATGGTGCGGATGAGGTTCTTCCCGGACTGAGGACCGAAATCGTCCATGTACTGTTGCTGGAGGATCTTCTGTGTGGTGATCACATAGGCTCCAGTGAGTGGCATGCCCTCCTCATCCTTGATCACAGGAGCGTGGGCCTCCATGTACCGAGAGATACAGATGCCTGTTGCGGACTTGCCAGTGCCAGTGCCCATCTCCAGGATCACCGCCTTCTTGCCGGACTCGTATGCATCGAGGGCAAACTCGATCGCCTTACGCTGTTCGGGACGGATCCTATCGAAGGGAAAGTACTTTACGTATTCGTGCTTAGGCATCGTGGCTTGACATTATACCACGAATGCACACCTTTGCACTGTAATCATTCACCGATGATCTTGTCTACGATTCCAAGCTTGACCGCCTGTTCCGGGAGGAGGTAGAAATCGTGCCCAGACTTCATGATCTTGTCGATCTCGGCGCGGGTGGCCTTGGTCTCCTTCACGATCGC